CTAACGGGACCGTGGCGTTCGCGACCGCGCCGGCCCCCGGCGCCGTGCTCGCTTGGTCTGGCTTCTTTAGCTTCCTCTGCCGCTTTGACGACGATGCAGTCGATTTCGAGCAGTTCATGTCGAACCTATGGAAGGTGGAGAGCCTCAAATTCAAATCACTGAGGGCGCAATGAAAACTGCCTCTCCTGCGCTGGTCACTTATCTCAACACGGTGCGCAGCCAAATCGACGCGCCGATATGCTACGCGGATTGCTTCACCTTCACGCTAGCTACCGGCATAGTGTTGACTTACACAAGTTTCGACCAACCAATCACCTACAACGGTGCGATTTTCTCGGCGACCGGACCTTTGGTACAGGGGCTCAAGTACAAGGGCAGCGTCGGACTCGAGGTCGACAAGCAGCAGATTACTATCGCGGCGCGGCCGACCGACCTTATTGCGGGCTCATCGGTGCTAAATGCGATTCGCGAGGGCGCCTTCGACGGCGCGATCGTGGAGCGTGATCGCGTCTTCATGTCGCCGCCTGGCGGGAAGGTGATTGGCGGCGTCGAACTGTTCCACGGCCGTGTTAGTACGGTTGACGCCGTCGGCCGCACCTCGGCGCAGATTACGGTCGCCTCGGATCTCGTCATCCTCGATTACGACATGCCGAGGAACCTCTATTCGCCGACCTGTGTGCACACACTCTATGACACCGGATGCACGGTGGTTCGTGCGACCTATCAGGCGACGGGCGCGGCGGGGAGCGGCTCGACGCAAGCGGTGATCAACTGGACTGGGGCTCTCGCGGCGCACGCGCAGGGCTCGCTGATCTGGACCTCAGGCTCCAACGTGAACCTGCGCGCCACAGTGAAAACCGTCGTCGCCGGCGCGTCGTTGACCCTGATGTACCCCATGCCCTCGACGGTCGCAAGCGGCGACGGCTACACGGTAGCCTATGGCTGCGACCACACGATCGGAACCTGCCAAGCAAGGTTCAACAACCTGCTCAACTTCAAAGGCTTCCCCTTCGTGCCTCCGGCGCAGATCGCTTACTGAAGGCAACAGATAGTTCGTAAGCCGTCATGACAAGCGATCACGAGCCATCCAGAAGGCGCGGGCGGCAACTCTTGATTAGACCCTTACAGTCCTCGAACCCGGAAAGTTGGTTTCATGTCGACCGACGCTGACCGCGCGACCGTCGTGATTGCTGCGCGCTCCTGGATCGGTACGCCCTACCATCACGCCGCCGACGTGCAAGGCCACGGCGTCGACTGCGCCATGATCCTAGTCCGCGTCTTCTGCGATCTCGGCGTCGTCGAGCGCTTTGACCCGCGCCCTTACACGCGCGATTGGTTCCTGCATCGCGACGAGGAACGCTACACCAGCCGTTTGCTCACCTATGCGCATGAAGTCGGAGAAGCGTTGCCCGGCGACATCATGCTGTTCAAGATTGGTCGCTGCTACGCCCATGGCGCGATCGTCGTGAACGCTGAGCCGCTCACCATCGTCCATGCCTTCGCCCCGGCCCGCTGCGTCGTTGAAGAAGTGGTGCGACAAAACCATGACCTCGACGAGAAGCCGCGCAAGCTTTTTAGCGTATGGAAGCAGTAGGCAGTCGGTCGTAAGCTATTTCATCCTGAACACTTCACCTTAGAGGCAAGTCATGTCTTCAACAAAGTCCCTGCTGACAGCTGCCTACCACCATTGCCTTACTGCCTTACTTTGACCCATGTCCTGGTTCCGCAATCCCAACGCCAAGCCGGATTATACCGGCCTGCAAATCCAGACCAGCACGTCCATCCTGCCGATTCCGATCGTCTGGGGACAAAACAAGCTTGCCGGTAATGTGCTCTGGTACGATAATTTCAAAACCTCAAACGGATCCGGCGGCAAGGGCGGCCTGCTCGGCGCCAATTCGAATGTCGACGCCTATTCGGCCGATGTCATCATCGGGCTCAGCGAAGGACCCGTTTCCGGCATCGGCTACGTCTGGAAAGACCAGTCAGTCTATATCCTCTCCGATCTCGGCCTGAACCTTGTCGACGGCTATTCGCCGCAGTCGGCGTGGAGCTATGTGACGGCGAACTACCCGAACCAGGCGCTCGGCTATCAGGGGGTTGCCTATGTCTGCGCGCCCTCTTATCAACTCGGCGACACCGCTAGCCTAGGCAACCACAATCTCGAGGTCTACGGCGCTTTTCGCGCCACCGGGTTCAACCAGACCGACGCTGATCCGGCGCAGGTGATCTACGATTTTCTAACGAACCCGCAATATGGCTGTGGCTTCAACCCAGCTTCGATCAACATGACGACCCTCTACGGGTCCGGCGGCGACGCCAGCCTGCAAAGCTATTGCCGGTCATTGGGGATTTGCTTCTCGCCGGTGCTGTCGACGCAGGAACAGGCGTCATCGATCCTGACGAGATGGCTGCAAATCCTCAATTGCGCCGCGGTCTGGTCGCAGGGCGAATTGAAATTCATCCCCTATGGCGATACGCCGGTCTTAAGCGGCTCGGTCGCGCAGACGCTGCAGATCGCGGTCCCTTACGTCGCGCAGGCCTCGGGCGGTCGGCAAGCCTACCCGCTGATCGAGCTCTGTTCCGCCGCGGCATGGGTGTCGGACGGCGGCGTCGTCTACGCCTTCACCAATGTCGCGCTAACCTATACGTCGACCAACCCGCCGACCGCGGCTGGAACCTATTCGATCTCGCCGAACGGGATTTATACCTTTGCGCAGGGCGACGTCGGCGCGGTGGTGAGGATCACCTTCACCTCGAACAATCCGAACGCCTACGTCCCCAATATGACGCCGGTCTATTCGCTGACCGACCTCGATTTCGTCGACGAAGAAAGCAAGAAGGATCCCGTCACCGTTTCCCGCGCCGATCCGTTCTCGCTGCCCAATATACAGCGCATCGAGGTCTCGTCTCGATCCAACCAATACGGGACAGTTCCGGTCGAGGCGCGCGATCAAAGCCAGATCGAGCTTTACGGGCCGCGCGTCGGCGCGACGATCACAGCGCATGAAATCTGCGACGAAGTCCGCGTCGCGCCGGTCGTCGCGCAGACCCTCCTGCAACGGGGTCTCTACGTTCGCGCTAAGTTCATGTTCAAACTGAGCGCCGAATACTGCCTGCTCGACCCGATGGACATCGTCGAGATCACTGACGCCAATCTTGGGATGAACGCCTATCCGGTGCGGGTGATTTCGATCGAAGAAGATGACAAGGGGCTGCTGGCGTTCGAATGCGAGGAATTGACGGTCGGCATTTCCTCAGCGGTGCTTTATGGCAATGCGGGAACCAGCGGTTACCAAAGCAATCAGGGCGCCACCGCCGACCCCGTCAACACTCCGCTGATCTATGAGCCGCCGACCGCTCTGAGCGGCGGCGTCGCACAGGTCTGGGTCGGCGCTTCTGGGGGCCTTGGCGGCGTCAATGACCCAAATTGGGGCGGAGCCAACGTCTTTCTGTCCGTCGACAATGTAACCTATAGCCAAATCGCGACCATCACTCAATCGCTGCGGCAGGGGACGCTGACGGCGAGCCTCGCCGCCGCGACGGGGTGGGATACGACGGACACCTTGGCGGTCAACCTGACCAAAAGCGCCGGCGTTCTGAGCGGCACGAGCCAGGCCAGCGCACAGAGCGGCTCTACACTGACGTTGGTCGACAGCGAGCTCATCGCCTACGAAACTGCGACGCTGACCTCGATTTACAATTACAACATCACCAATATGGCGCGCGGGCTCTACGGCACGACGGGAGCTTCTCATTCCAGCGGCGCGCAATTTGCGCGGCTCGACGGCGCTGTCGTCAAATTCAATCTGCCGCAGCAATACATAGGCGCCACGCTCTATTTCAAATTCCAGTCGTTCAACGTCTTTGGCGTGGGGGTCGAGGCGCTGTCGGCCTGTACCGCATATACCTATACGCCGACCGGCAATGGCGCGCTCGATCCGATCGCGCAGCAGCTCGAAACCGGTTTCCCGGTCGATCTCGGCCAGATCACCGGCTCGGTGGTCGTGTTGGACGACTTCGGGCAAACCGTGGGCGGCGCCCTCAGCATCATCGATTTGGGAGTCGCCTAATTGGCCGAACAACTTCAACTCAGGCGGGGAACCTCGACCCAGGTAGCGGCCTTTACTGGCGCGCAGGGCGAAGTTGTCGTCGACACCACAAACAATCGTCTTGTGCTACAGGATGGCGCGACGGCGGGCGGCTTCGCTGCGGCGAAATTGTCCGAGGTCGTCACTAATACGCGCCACTCCGTTGCAAACGCAAACTATACGGTGCAGACGACCGACCGGTTGGTCGCTTACACTTCGTTGACCGCCGCCCGCGTTGTCACCTTGCCGGCGGCGAGCACCTATCCGGCCGGCGTCATTCTGACCATCCTCGACGAAACCGGCTTGTGCTCGTCGACGCTGACAATCACCATCAATTGCGCCGGCACGGACACGATGTGCGGCGCGGCTTCGACCGTGCTCAACGCCGGCTATTGTTCGGTGCAATTGGAATCCAACGGCTCGAACGCTTGGACCCAGGTCGGTAACGATGTCAATCAGGAATACGCGCTTCTCAGCGTCGGCACCGCGCCGGACCCAAGCAACGTGCTATCGGTCAGCGGCTCGAGCGCTTTATTTAACGGAACGAACTTCAACGTTTCGATCAACAAGTCAGCGAGCGCCAACACGGCGTCGCTCATCTTCGAGGACGGCTTTTCCGGTCGGGCCCAGATGGGGCTCAACGGCTCAGACAATTACAGCTTCAAAGTTTCGCCCAATGGCTCAACATGGACGACGGCCATTGCGCTCGACGCAACGACCGGGGCTGCGACCTTCACCAACCAACGCACCGCCATTTCCGACGCGGCCTATAGCGCCCTCGTCACAGATCGTCTGATCGCGTACACGGCGATCACAGCGGCGCGCATCGTCACCTTGCCCGCGGCGAGCGCCTTCCCGCCGGGGCAGCCGCTTATCGTTGTCGACGAATCCGGTTCCGTCACGGCGGCAAACGCGATCACTGTAGGACGTCTCGGTTCGGATCTGATCGACGGCGCGGTTTCGACGATCATTTCGATTCCGCGCGGATTTGTCACGCTGGAAGGTAACGGGTCGAACGCTTGGACGATCCTCGCGCAGAACAGTGCGTTGCTGACCGGAGCCACATTCAGCGGCGCGCTCGTCGCGGCGGCGGGCACAACGACACTGGCGCCATTCAAATTGCAGAGCGGAACCAACCTGACAACCGCCGCGGCCGGCGCTTTCGAATATGACGG